TTGGTTTAATTTTGGCACCGCTCCTATTTGCAAAAGCTACAACTTCTGCATTACTCTTTGTAATATCTGTACTAATTTCTGGAGTTGAGTTATATACTGATCCATCAGGTCTTCTATAAACGTCTGTTACTATCATTCTTCCTATAGTTGCAGTTTGTGCAGAGACTCCAGCACCTCCTGCTGTATTGCTATCAGCTACCGCACCAACCACTACTCCTCCAGCATAACTAACATCTTCAAGAGTTGTTCTTCTTTCTAAAACAGTTCCTACAGGCCACCCTGGCGGATTAAATATTTCTTCTTGAGATGTAATTGATTCAGCTTCGACACTGACAGCACCAATACCAGCAACACCAACATTTTGTCCGTTACTTGTAGCTCCAGAATTTCTTACACGTGTCTCATTTTGTGCCAATGGTGCTAATGACCCTCTACTTTCTTCAATTACTTGAGCTCTTGTTTTAGCTTTTTTTGTACTAGGACTAGGAAATACTGTTGCCGATGTTGCTGGATTGCCTGTTACTTTTCTAATTTCTTTTGAAGCTTCAGCATTAATCTCTTCTTTAAATGTATCATTTGGATCATCTATCTTACTGTAATTATAAACAGCAGAACCACCTTTAATTACTGCACCCAATAAATTACCTTGTGATAAATCTTCAAATGCACCTACACCAGCATCTAATATTCCGCCCTGACCAAAGAAGGAGTTAGTGGTCCCTGGACGGCTTAGTGAACTTGGCACTGTATCATAGTGTTCTGAACTATTGAATCCTGGTACTTGACTTTTTCCAATAGCACCACTACCATATTTTACTGATTCAAATTTGATAGTCATTGAGTTTGACATCGAATCGCCACCTGCTGAATAATCATAAGTGTCGTGTCTAAAGTCTGTAATAATTGGATTAACTAATGTGTAAGAAACAAAGCTATGTTGATTAAATCCATATATTGTAATATCTCTAAAGAACTGAGGCTTGTCAATTGCTCCACCAACACCTTCGCCTATATATCCCCAATCGTTACCTATTTTATCTGGAGCATATATATCTCTAGCATTTTGATCTGCTTGGTTACCGCGACTTGCTGGTCCTTGAATACCACCAAATATATCGTCGGTATTTATTGGAAGTATACCGTTAACAAAGTCACCAATGCCTGTACCTGATAATAGATTAGTTGATTGTGTTGATTGATTTCCGCCGTAGGCTTGAGCAGGATCTTTATAGAAATAGTTGTAGTATGCAAACCATAATGATCTTACAATATCACTTGAATCATCATGGAAGTCAACTTGTACTGGTTCGTAGTTAATTTTAGTTTGGATGTTACGCTTTCTATTGTATTGATTCATCGTTTCAATATCAAACGTATAGTTTGGTAGTTGAATAGATTTAGTCAACACACTGACACGCGAACTATCTCTTGCGCCGAAGAGTTTCGTTAGTCCAGGTATCTCAGTTGTATTAACATTGAAATACACATGGAAAAGGTATTTTAACCTAGGTGCAAGGGCATATCCAGCAGATGTAAAAGTTTTGCTGGCGTGCCTGTAGTCTTTTAGATAATCACCACCCAAGAACCCCTTCAAAACATTGTCGAAGAAGCCTGCCATAGTCTATTAACCTGTTACTACTGTGCCTAGTGCTCTACCAACTTCTGTGCCTACACCGTCACCAATTGGTGTTTGTATAGCATTATCAAATCTAATCGATGCTGTTACAGTTGCTGGAGCTGAATCTGTATATGTTAAGTCGTTATAGTTAACTGAAGTCAAGTAACAACCATATAGTTCCCATGTTTCTAAAACAACTGGTTCATTAGCACCGTTACCACCGTCTAATACTTCGCAACGTGTAATAAATTTATAGTCAATACCTGCTGAAGCAGATGATTGTTCCATAAAGTCAAATTGTTTCTGTAACTGTTCGCCCATTAATTTTGCAACGTTGCCGCCTGCATCATCACGGAAGTTTACTGTTACGTCGTCCCATGTATGTTTACCTGCCATTCTCATTTTTGAGTTATAAAGATCAATTGTAATATCTTCAAACGAAACTGATGGTCTAGTAAAGTCCATTACTTGTTTTGTTAATTCTGTTCTTGGTGTTGAAACACCTAAGTTTTCAAATACTGCTCTAAAGCGGTACTTGAGTTTTGGCATCAATAAGCCTTGCGTTGATGCACTCTGATCGCTCGCTAAAGGTACAGTCATTTTTGTTAATGATGAAACCGCCATTTGTATATCTCCTTCTTGTTATGCAAGTATTTATCACTCTGCAGTCACAAAAAATGGCTCCGAAGAACCATTATCTGCGTATATAATTACTTATACTTTTATAAATTACCTGCTTCAATTTCTCCAGTGTTTTTAATTCTTACTGGAATGTAAATGAACTCAACTGCTTTAGTTGGTTCAATAGCAATATCAATATAAAGTTCATTTCTATCAATTCTTGCTGGAGTGTTGTTTGTTTCATCACAAACAACTAGGTAATCGTAAATACCACGTTTAGCAGTAATATCGTTTAATAACTGTTCTACTGCATTCTTAACTTCGTTACGTGTAATTGTATCATTTGGTTCAAACATAAATGCTTTACCAGTTGCTTCTAATTTACCACGTAAGTATGCAACTAATCTAGCTACGTTAATTCTGTCTAGTGCTGATGTAGCACCTGCAACAGTTTTGTTACCGTAGTTAGTTAAGCCGCTACCTGGAACAAAAGTTAGTGGGTTAACATTGTTTTCATATAGAGTGTCACGTACTGATTCTCTGTTTGCAACTTGTTCAAACTCACCAGTTGCTGTAACATAACCTAATGCTGTAACATTGTCAATTAAACCACGTCTGTTACCTGCTGGAGCTAACCATGGATAACCTTGCTCGTCGTTTCTAATAATTGTTCTTAATATCGCATGTGATGCTGGAACAACTACTGCTGTGCCTGTTAAGTCATTTGCTCTAGCTGACGGATAAAATACTGACGCATATGGATCATTTGTTACTAGTCCATCTTCACCGTCTGTACCTTCACCACCTGCATCGCTTGCCCAGTTTTGTAACGCTGTTGAGTTATCTGATAATCTAAATGGTGTATCACCAATAACAAAACCAGTGTTGTTTCTGTCATTGTTAAGTGCTACCATATTTTGAATTAACTCTGGATAACCTGGAGCCGCTAATAAGTTAAACTCTCTTTGTTCTTCACGTATTGCTGTGTTTGTATCAATGCCTGCTTTCATAGCCGCTACCACAACTTGACGTTGTGCTTTTCTACCCATGTAAGGTGAACCATCTGCTTTATTACCTGACACAGTTACCCACGCATCTTTGTTTGTTGGTAAGCTAGCATCTGGAAAGTCAGTTGCATTAAAGTAATCTGTTTTATATTGTTTAACTGTGTAACCTGAACGTCGTGTGTTAAACAATAATGTACCTGCTGGATATAGTGCCGCACTCGGTGCATCTGCATCTAGATAGTTGCTTGATGCTAGTGCTGTAATAGTTGCTATATCTCCACTTACTGGATCAACATCTGCTGTTGACCAACGAGCGTCTGCAAATAAAATACCGTTTTCTGTTGTTTGATCTGCGTTATCAATAGTTACCCATTGATCAGTTCCGTCAACACTTTCCCAACGTTTAACTATTGGATAGTTTTCTAAGTCACTTGAGTCTAACCATAAGTCACCATATGCTAATGCTGTTTTAGCAGTATCGTTCTGTGTTGTTGGTGCACTTGCTGATACTTGAATACCTTTAGCATTTGTGTTAGAAAGATTGAATCCTCTAACATCATTTGTTACTGTTAGGTAACCTTTCCAGTTAGAACCATCATGTACTAGCATGTCAACTTCGTCAACTGCTGAATGATACCAGTATGTTAAGTTAGCTGGATCCTGTGTAGGTTCAGTTGCTTTAGCTTCATATGTTAATGAGTTCCAGTTTGAAAATATAACTGTTGAACCGTCTGCTTTAACTCTTGTGTTAGCACCTAAATCAGCTAACGCTGAAATACCAAACGCTTCTAATGTAGCTGTATTTGTTGTATCTTTAATTTCAATAGCACCACCTTGTGTATGCTTAATTGTTAAGAATCCATCAGTTACTGAAGCAACAGTGTTAGCTACACCAGCAGTATTAAATGCTGAAGCATAGTCTTGAATTGTTGTACCACTAACTGTAGCTGTAACTGCTGTTGTCATTGTTGACGAACCTTTCGCACTAGCTGAGATAGTAAATTCTGAACCTGTTGTAATTGTTGGATTAGCTGTTGTTGATGTTACTGTTGTTTCGCCTGTTTGTGAACGAACATGTAATTTTAATGTAGCTGTATAGTTTTCAGACCAATCTAGATATCCGTATACTACACCTGCTGTAACATTTCTACCGCCGCCTGCTGGATCAAGTTCTTTATTTGCTGTGGCATCATCAGCGTATAATGGAACTGTGATTGTAGTCCAAGCATCTGTAGCTTCATCATACTGTTTAACAACAATGTTAGCACCATTGTTAACTGAAGTAGTTTTTTGCCATAAAGAGCCTGTTGGACGTGCAGTTGTGTCAGTTGATTTCCAACGTGGTAAACTTGTATGCTTAGCCTGTGTAAATTCTGGAGCATATTTTGTACCAGCTGTAATACTTAAATCTGTTAGTAGTGTACCTGTGCCTGCTATAATATCCCATGCACCATCACCTGCTGATCCTTCTGGAGTCACATCTGAGTCTGCATAAATTTCTAGCTTGCCTTCAACAGCGGCCGCAGTAATACCAGCAATTGATAAAGTGTTAATATCACTTGCTAACGAAGTAACAGTTGTACCTGAAGCAGTAACAGTTATACCATTAATAATAATAGTATGTCCTGCTGTTAGTACTGGATTAGTTGTTCCGCTTTGTACTGAGTACCAAGCATTTTGCCAATCGTCTGATCCAACTAATACCCACGCACCTGCACTATTTTTATAGTAAACTGGATTTGCTGTGTTAGTTGTAACCACTGCATAATCACCAATTGCGCCAACTGATGCTTTTGGAACACCACCAGTTAAGTCGTCTGTTGATGTAATTGCTACTGGTACTTTATTTGTAAATTTACCAGTCGTTGCACTAAATTCAAATAAACCCCATTTAGTTTCTGCAGTGTCTAACCAGTATGAATTATCATCTGCGTCACCAACTGGTCTAGTTAGTCTTGCTGATAGTGCCGCTAAGTCAACGTCAACACGTTGAACGTATGCTCTGTTAGAAACACCTAACACTGAGTGAGCGGCTAATAATCCGTATTCATTAAGTTCGTAGCCATTTAATGGAGTACCGTTAGTACTTGAATAAAAGAATGGACTACCGTATAGTGATGCTAGTTCTCGTTGACTAGTCACTAGTTGTATGTTGTTTGCGTTTGCGGCAGTTGTTGCTGTCGCTACTCCTGTTCCTGTACCACTTACTTTATTTTGTGCTGTTGCAATAAGCAAATAAGGAACTGAATTTGTTGCGGCTGGTAAGTATTGACTTTCGTCAACTACACTTACTTCTACGCCTGGGGATACTAATGCCATAATATTTTCCTCGTTTATAATTCAGTATATAACTGTTACGAATATTTATACGATTAGACCTAAATCACCCTGTTATGTGAGCCTTTGCAAAGGTTTTCTACTAAATACTGCTATGAAACGCCCTATATGCAAGGCCTGTAATCAATTTCCGGCCGCTATCAACTATAAAAAAGACGGTAAAACACATTACCGTAGTCGGTGTGCAGTTTGCATTAATAAGAACCGCAAAGTAAAACCACCTACACCAAGATGGCGTTTAAAAGGATATGTTAAAAAGTCTACGTGTGATATTTGTAAATTTAGAGCAAAGCATGGTAGTCAAATACAGGTATATCATATAGATGGAAATTTAAATAACACAGAATTAATTAATTTAAGATCAGTTTGTTTGAATTGCAGTGCTATTCTTCAGAAGCAGGATTCTTCTTGGAAGCCGGGTGATATCAGTCCTGATGTATAATATAGTCAGATAGTAAAGATTCTATTTGTTCATACAACTCATCCATAGAACCATTATTATCTAATGTATGATTAAACTTAGTACCAATCCAATCATACTCACTTCGATGTATACCTGAGTCTTCTAAACTGCCGCCAGCCATAGCAATTTGATACCAGTCTGGTTTTTCAAATCTAGTAACTTCTACACAGACCGCACCTAAGTTTCTTAACATAGCTACTTCATTTTTAAATCTAACATCTGAAATAACAATGTTATCATCTGTTTTTCTAAGTTTATTTTCTAAGCTAGCTATCCACATATCATCGTGAAAATTACTTCTGATAACATCAGTGCCAACATACTGTAAGATCCAACGAGGAGTAAGCTTGGGCATATCTAAACGTTTTGCCCACCATTCATCTACTTGTTCTCTCCACTCTCTGCTTGACTTTGAGCGTCCTTCTAACATTTCTCTATCCCAACCAAACACAGCACTTATGCCATCTTTGAGATTCCCAGCAAAACTTTCTCTTCTAAATCCATAATTATTTACAAGATAGTCTGCTACAGTATCTTTGCCGTTTCCTGCTACTCCGCTAAGTGCTATTATCATTTTAGTTTGTTTATCCCTAGGTGTTTAACACAATCTTGTAACATTTTAATTTGTCGTTTACAGTCATCTAGTGCATGATGGCTAGCAGACTTGGGTTGAGGCAAATCTGGCCAAAGAGCATAAACAGTTCTAGCATCACGTACACTCCAAAACTTCCAAGGTAAAGGAATACCATGCTCTTTGAAAGCATGTTCTAGTATGTTCATATCAAAACAAATGCCATTTGCCCATATACGATCACTTTGCCATATCAGTTTACCAAGTTCGTCTAAACAGTCGTGTAAATCTCTTCTTCCTACTTCTTCAAACACTTCTCGCTGTGCTTCAGGTCCTTGTTGGGCCCACCATTCAATAGTAGTATCATCTGTTTTACGATTAGGCTGACTTTCTGGAGTAACTCTAGCATAGAAGTGGCGGTCAGGCCATCCTGTAGATAAAGGATCAAATACCTGTGCCGCTATTGTCATAACCATAGCATCAGGTCCAGTTGCGAGTGTTTCTATGTCAATCATTAAGTCCATAATGCGTATTATAGCATTATCAAATTAAATGGTCAACCTATTTGAATTTTTTTGGCTTTCTACTTGGACGTGTTGCTCTTGTTGGGCGTGTTGCACGTTTTTTGATTTTTTCTGTTGGTTTACGTCTTTTTTGATTAGCACGTTTTTGTAAGTCTCTACGATGAAACTTATTTAACGACTGCATAATACGACTTGCTACATTTAATCTTTTTGTCTTTTTGGCTCTGCGTGCCGCTCTAACTTTAGTTCTAGCACGAGTCTTTTTCATTTTTGCTCGTTTAGCAACATCAATAGCACCGCCACAGTCTGCAGGTTTTGCTACAATACGACCTGCTCTTGGTCCACTGTCGCATCGCCATTTCATCTTAACTTTAGCTGACCCACCGGCTCCACCTTTGCCCGAGCGAGCAAAAACAGCACCTTCAGTTATAATTTCTGAAATTTTCATTAACCAATTATCCAAGTAAGTGGTTGACTGTGATCAGTGTATGTTGCTAACTCGTCAATCAGTCTGTCCATTTCGGCTTGTGATTCAGCTTTAAGTGATGCACCATTAAGTGCTGTACCACCTTGTGGACCTGCAATAGAGGCAAACTTCTCTCTTGCTTCGCCGATAATCATTTTACTTGCCGCAAATGTATAATCTCTTAGCCATTGCTTCATTGCATTGTCTTGTAGTAATACTATCTCAGGTTTCTGATTGTATGTCCATAACAGTATTTGTTCGCCTGATGATTTAGGATCACGGACTAAACTTAATACTTTAGTCACAGGGTTAAATGTATAATTCATGTAACCACCAAACATTCTTGCCG